GCCTCATCTTGGTGTGAGTAACCTTATTAATAAGTTCATTATATATCAGTTGCTTTAGTTTGTAAAGACTTTATTTTTTATTTATATTGTACTTAGCACCTAAATCCTTTAACACAATATTTCTAGTTTCTCTTCTATAATCTCTATCCAATGTTGGATTTGATTTAAGTAAATCTCTTTGTGATTTTTGGTATTTAGTTGTAAGCACACTATCTTTTTGTGATTGTATTAAGTAATTCTCATCACCTGTTTTTTTATAAAGTGCTTTGTTTATTTCTTTGCGTGATTTGAAGTGTATTATTTGTCGCTCGTTATATCGCTGCTTTTGACTGTCCTTGTAATTAGCCTTTTTATAAGAGCCTGTTGATAGTTTCAAATCCTTTATAAGTTTTACTTTACTAACATTTAAACCTTGTTCAATAGACAATGGTGTTATCTTGTGCCTACAGTTTGGTCTAGTAGTAAGGTATGGTTTGCCATTTCTCACCTTTTGTATGGACATCATTTTGTCCTGTCTTATTTTTTTTGAGATTAGAGCAACCATTTCCTTACCTAAACCAAATGATTTATATCTATTATCATAGTAAACTTTACCTTGATAATCTTTGTGGTCATCAGCACAATCGGCATATACGTTTGATATATAGAACACCACACCAGCCTTAGAGTTAAACTTCAATTGCTGTTCGCTTATCTCAGTTTGCAGTGTAGTACGGACACTCATTTCCATATATTCTTTATAACCCATCATACCTGATTTTGTTTTGACCTTAAAGCCTTCATTGATACCTCTTTGAGTTTGTGTAAATATTGCATCTTGTAAAGGTCTTATCTTTTCAAGTCTTACAATTTTACCTACTGCAGCACCGTGAGCCTTAAATGCACTTCCAATTAATAAACCAGTTTGTGCTTTTATTTGTTTATTTAATTTATCAGCATTTATACCTGCTAACTCAGCGGCATTGTTTGTTACTTGTTCCAATGTTCGTATAGCATCCTTCGCATCTTTTTGTAACAGTTTGCGTAATTTTGTTCTACGAATTGATTGCTGTGTGAAATATGAACTACCAGTGGCTCCTATTTTATTTAGCGTGTCACTGATAGTTGTTTTAAATTGCTGTTCAGTTGTTTCCAATACTTCTCTTATTGTTTGAGCAATATTGTCAGCAGTTTCAAAAGTTTTGTTGTTCATATAATCACCTATTCTTCATCCTCATTATCTTCTTCTTCTTCTTCATTTTCATCATTGTCATCGTTATCACCGTTATCATCATCGCTGTTATCATCATCTTCATCTCCTGCATATGGGTCATACTCATCAGCAGTTCCTATGAATTCAGTAACATATAATATGATAGCATCTCTATCTTTTGCGTTAGGGAAAACTTTATCCACATATTGCTCAACAGTTATTGCTCCTGTAGTAAGAGCAGTTAGATAGTTATTAATGATTGTGTGTAAAAATTGAGTTTGATATTTCTCAGTTGCAGTTTTCTCATCTTCACCATACCACTTCATACGATATTCAACTACTGACATAATACCTGCAGTTAAATCCGCTCTATCTCTTTCCATCTCAGCATTTCTATCTTCAATGATACTATCATCAAATTGAATTGTAATATCTTCATCTTTGAAATCACTGAATTGTGTCATTGTGAAATCATTAGATGCTTGTTTTATTACTTTAGTTAAATTGATAAGTACCTGTTCTAATAGAATTTCGTGTTTCTTAATATTTCTAAATAGCGTACTGTTTTCACTTATTACCTGTGTCGCAGTTGCTATACTAGAACCATCAAATTTAAAGAACCCTTCACCAAGTCCACACTTCATTGACAAGAAAGCAAGTTCAGCATTGATACCTTTTATATAAGCATCAAATCTTAAATCCCCACCTTGTTCAGTTATTAGCGGTTTATCTTCATCGTTCTCAGGTAAATGATAATACAATTGGTCATATGGGTCAAACGTTCTATTTGGTGTACCATCTTCTTTGTTTACAGTCCAAGCCTCAACTGATATAAAAGTTTTCTTTCTACCTAGTACATATTCTAAATCAAATCCATCATATTTGTTATCAATAGCCTTGAACACATCAAGACTGTTTGCAAATATTGATATACCTATTTCTTCATCTACTATATCAGTGAGGAAGTTAGAGGCTACATTTGGTCTTATAATAAAGAACCACGGTAGTTCGCTTTTAGTATCAAAATCATATTGTAATGTAATTTTACCATCCTTGTTAAATGTTGTATTTTTGATTACATATATTCCATCAACTTTTTGATGAATAACCACTTTTGTTTCATCAGTCATCTTAGTTACAAATGCGCATTCAGTAACATTCATATCTTCTATAGTTATAGGATATAGTCTTGTTTCATTTACAAAGTCAACTGTAACTTTTGCTTTCTCTTTTTTTATAGTTCCTTTGTCACCTATTTCAGCACCTTTAACATTTACAACTAAAGCACCAATACCTAGTGCAAACGATTTCTCTACACCTTCATTAGCCTTTTGCCAAAAGTTAGTTGCTGTCAATATGTCATCTAATTTCTTTTTATCATCATCAGGTATTACAATCTCACATCTTTCATTAAGAAGTAAGTTAGCCCAAGTTTCGCATACAAATTTAGGCATCATCAATGTTTTCCTGATTAGATTTAAGTAATTAGTTCCGTTATAAACTCTATAATTGTGAAAATGTCTTACGTTACCTCTATACCAACTTAGCCAATCCTGTGCATAGATTGATTTTGTAGGTAAGGTCTTTGAGATACCTGCTGCCTCTCTAATTAAACTCTTTACATCAGCCATAAACTATAACCTCTTTTCTTTCATAAATGAATAGCCACCGTGTGTTATTAAACCTAGTATTAGAACCGTTATAATACGATACACATAAGATGGCATTAATTCTACTTCACTGTCGTTCATAACTAATATGACAACCGTTAGAACGATACTTAAAACAATTGCTGCATATGGATAATACTTCTTAAATTTCTTCATCGTGTTTCACCATATAATCATTCTTGAAGAATATAATTGCCTTTATAATCAAACGTAAACTAGCATATAGTATTACGGCTGTCAAAGCAATCAGTATTAAATAAAACTTAATATCATACCAATACAAACCAAATGATTGTATCGTTTCGTATAAATCTAAAACTATGTTGAATATGAAGAACAGTGCAAAGCCTATCCCTACTAATCCTACTATAAAATCTAATATTCTTGTTTTCATTAAACTCTCAACTCCCTATCTATTAAGTCGTTCATATACTCTTCTATTGAATATTCAAAAGCATCTAAGATATCAATGTCACTTGTCTTACCATCATCTAATCTTGTATCAGGTGCTTTCTCACTCCACACTGCCTCTCTAAGTCCTTTTTGAAGAGGCTTTGTAGTTTCTTTAACAAAGTACAAACGCTTTAGTCCTAGTAGTTTGATAACTAAATCAATCCTACTTTTGATACCTTTCTTCATTGCATTTTTTACATTAGTGTGCAGTCTTTCTTTCATCGCTGCATTTTTAAATCCTCTTATTAATACAGGTTCAGCATTATCGCATCTTGAATTAAAAGATTTGTTATATTTATCATACACCATTTTGCAAAATTTTACAAACTCAGCATCAAGTTCGTTTGGTGATAATTCTTCTTCTATTCTTACTGCCTCTAATGCTATTACCTTTTTCATACCTATTGTAAATCCTGTTGCAACAAACGTATGTGCTGATATAGTTCCGCCATAATCAACTCCAACATTTACAATCATTAGGTCTTTCATAATCTTTTGATATTCCACACTATCTTCACTTATTAAAAAGTCCTCTTCATTGTCAGCATATTTACGGTATATGATACCTTCCGCTAATACCCACAATCCTAGTATATATCTATCAAAGAAAACACCAGTATACATATTGTGATATCTCTCTTTTATCTTACTGCTTAAACTTGGATTGTCATCCAGTGTAAAATGTAGATACAACGTATTTCTTTCGGCTGCTTGTTTTACCCATTCTAAATAGAACCAATGATGTGGAGATGATGGATTGCAAGTGAACCAAAACTTACTACCTTCAACTGAACATCTTGCTAGTGCCTGATTGACAAAAGATTGAGGCATTAATACTACCTCATCTAAGAAGGCTCCTGCTGCTGTAATACCTTGTATACTTTCGTATGAACTCTCATTAAGTCCACCAAAGATATAGAAGTAGTTAGTTCTTTTACCTCTTGTAACTATTAAGCATCTTGATGTCATACTATATTTTAAATCAAATTGCTTTTGTAGATACACTATTTTGAGTAAAGGTTTCACAATATTCCTCTCAGCACTTGTTACTGACTTTGAGGCTATTATGAAATTTTGATTTGAAAAGTTTTTCATCGCCCATAGTATATAGGCTATTTATATTACTGAAGACTTACCTGACCTTACTGAGCCATCGCATATAATAGCATCATAGTCACTGTGTGCAAACTCTAATACTGCTAATTGTTGAGGACTAAAGCCTATACTCATTTTTTGTCTTTGGTTCCCATACTTGCTAAGATTGATGCAGTAAGTGGGTCATCTTCAGTTTCATCTAAGTTGTTGAAAGTAATTATGTCTTTTTGTGCTAAGTATTGTTTACCTAACCATATTGCCATCGTTGCGTTCTTTTCACTTAGTTTGAATTGATTTCTTCTTAGCGAAATTAAACCACCTGCTCTTAATTGGGAAAAAACCTCACCATAGGTAAGGTTATATTCTCTCTTGCAATATCTCTCTATTGTATCGTGACTACA